AACGACGATATCAGAGGATTAACTACTAGTAGTGCTAGAAGAGAAGTGCCAAGTATGGTGTTTGGATGGAGTACCCCAGGGCCTGTAGATAAAAGATCAGGCGCACCAAGAGGCGCTATTGGCAAAGAAGATTATAAAATACCAAATGCTTTTGTAAGTCGTTTAGGTGGAAGTACATTTGTCATGGATGACGGGGATGATAAATTTTTACGTAAAACAAAAGCCGGAGATGGCCCTCCAGAATACGCAAGTGTACTGGGCGGAGAAACAGACGGTGATCCTACAATTCCACATAATGAATTAATTAGAATTCGAACAAGAACAGGGCATCAAATACTTTTACACAATAGCGAAGATTTAATTTATATTACTAATAGCAGAGGAACTTCTTGGATAGAATTAACTAGTAATGGAAAAATTGATATCTATGCACAAGATAGTATCAGTGTGCATACTGAAAACGATATAAATTTTACAGCTGATAGAGATATAAATTTTACAGCAGGCGCTAATGTTAATATTAATGCCGGAACAAATATAAACCAACAAGCAGGATCTGCATGGAATTCAACATCGGGTACTACTAGCAAAATAACAGCTGGCGGAGATACTCATATTATGGCAGCCAATACTGCTATAGACGGCGGTAATATTAATTTTAATTCAGGTGTTGCAACATCAGCCGATACAACTCCTAAAGCAGGAAGAATTCCACAAACCGAGCCCTGGGCCGGCCACGAAAATTTAGATCCTGCACAATTTACTTCAGACAAAACACAAGCATCGGAAGATGTATCGGAGCCCAGCACAACTGCATTTAACAAATACACAACAGCAACTGATACTTTTAATAAAGTACAAGGTTCACAAGAGGAGCAACAATAATGGCTACAAACTTATATGACAAAATAATACTTCCTGCTCGCCCAAATCCTACTAATGCTCCTCCACAAATGTACAAAGGTTTTAGTACAATAAATTCATCTACACAAAATTTTATTTTATACGATTTTGAACTTATTAAACAAGATTTACTTAATAATTTTAATATTAGAAAAGGCGAACGTTTAATGCAACCTAGCTATGGTTGCATTATATGGGAAATGTTATTCGAACCGTTAACAGAACAAGTAAAAGATTTGATTATACAAAACGTAAATGAAATTTTAAATTACGATCCCCGAATACAAGCTGGGAATATTGTTATAACACCATACGACACTGGCATACAGATTGAATGTGTAATAACCTATTTGCCTTATAATATTAGCCAGGATCTACAATTACGCTTTGACCAAGCTAACGGGCTGATTAGCTGATAAAATACCCACATAATTCCATTCGATAAATACACTTATTAGGACTAATTATGAGCTCAACGGATAGACAAAATAACCTGTTAGTCAGCGAAGACTGGCAGAAAATTTATCAATCATTTAAGAACGCTGATTTCCAAAGTTACGACTTTGATAACTTACGTCGTACAATGATTGACTATATCCGTACTAATTTTCCAGAAGATTTTAACGATTACATTGAATCCAGCGAATACCTCGCCCTTATCGATCTTATTGCCTTCGTGGGCCAAAGCATAGCTTTCCGTGTTGATTTAAATGCTCGTGAAAACTTTTTAGAACTAGCAGAACGTAGAGATAGTGTGCTAAGACTAGCACGAATGATTAATTATAATGCTAGTAGAAACATAGCTGCCACAGGTTTGCTAAAATTTAGCACAGTTCAAACTACAGAAAATGTATTAGATAGCAACGGCATTAATATGAGTGGCCAAGTAATTACTTGGAATGATCCAAGTAACAGTAACTGGTATGATCAATTTATTAAAGTTATCAATGCGGCTTTACCTACAACTCAACAGTTTGGCAATCCAATAGATCAAGCTAACATATACGGCATACCTACTGGACAATATCGTTTTAACGCTAGAAATACAAACGTTCCTGTTTTTAGTTTTAGTAAAAACGTTGCTGGTCGTACAATGAATTTTGAAATTACTAGTACTACAATTTCTGGCGGTGAAGTAATTTACGAAGAACCTCCAAAAGTTGGAAATCATATGTCTTTTATTTTTAAAGATGATGGTTATGGAGCTGGTAGTAGCAACACAGGATTCTTTTTAAATTTTACACAAGGCAATTTAAATCAAGGAACATTTACAGTTACCCAACCAAGTAGTAATCAAACTATTGATATTAACACACAAAATATCAATAATACAGATGTATGGTTATACAGCCTAGATCAAAGTACTGGTCTTGAAAATACACTTTGGACACAAGTTCCTGCTACAACTGGTAATAATATAATTTATAATAGCCTAAGCAATAGTATTAAAACAATTTACAATGTAATTACTAGAGCAGGTGATGCAGTTAGTTTAAGTTTTGCAGATGGAACATTTGGTAGTTTACCATTAGGAAATTTTAGATCTTACTATAGAGTTAGTAATGGTTTAACATATACAATAAATCCTAGCGATATTTTAAATGTAGCAATTAGTATTCCATATACAAGTAGCCAAGGACAAGCAGAAACATTGACTATAACTTTAAGTTTGGCATCAACTGTTTCAAATGCATCAGCAACAGAAACAAATGCTAGTATTAAAGCCAATGCTCCTCAAACTTACTATACACAAAACCGTATGGTTACCGGAGAAGATTATAATATTAGTCCATTAGGCGTTACACATAAAATTGCCAAAGTAAAAAGTATTAATAGAACAAGTAGCGGCATTAGTCGTTATTTCGATTTAACTGATCCCACTGGCAAATACAGCAGTACAAATTTATTTGCTGATGATGGAATTTTATATCAAGAAATTTACACTTCTGCAACAAATTTTTCTTATGTAACTAAAACTGATGTAGAAGGAATTATATACAATACAGTTTTTCCTATTTTAGATGATCCTAACTTACGTAATTTTTATTATGCAAATTACATAAATTATATTTCTGAAAGTTTAAGTATTCAGTGGGCTAATGTAACTACAGACAGTAACAGTTCAACAGGATTCGTTACTGATACTACAGCTTTACCTAAAAAATTAGCTAGCTATACCAGTACTGATTTAAAATATTTTACATCAGGGTCGTTAATTAAATTTATTGCTCCAACAATACGAGGAGTAACATATTATTTTGATACAACAAATCAAAACAATCTAGTAGCAGTTCCTGCATTGGGATTATTGCCTGCTGGAGGTGTAAGTTATTTGTGGGCGCAGGTTGTATCTATTGTGGGCGATGGTCTTGGGGATAATGATAATAACACAGGAACAACTACAGTTAATGGCGGGTTATTCGGAGTTGTAACATTAAATCAGATTGTACCATCAAATGCTGTTATTAGTCAAATTATTCCTCAATTTAATTTAACTATTGGATCTAGTGTTATTACAACAATGATAGATTTGATTTTTAATAATACGCCTTTTGGACTACGTTACGGATATGATTCATTAGCCGGAATGATGGACTGGCAAATTATATTTGAAACAAATTTAAACACTACTATGAGTTTTAGTTTAGGTAATCAAGGCGATACTACAAATACACAACAAGATTCTAGTTGGATGTTATTGTTTACCACGGATAATCAATTTTATACTATTACCACACGACTAATGAGATATGTGTTTGAAAGTGATCAAGAAGTTACATTTTATTTTGACGATGCTGTAAAAGTTTATGATACAGTTTCTAGTGCCACCATATTAGACAATTTAAAAATATTAAGCATTAATACACAACCTACATCGACTTACCCATTTACTACAGATTTTAATTGGCAAATTACTAATTCTTATACTGGATTAGATGGATATATTGATCCTAGTAAAATTGTAATATCATTTGCAGACAGTATGAATAATGGTATTGTTGATAATCCTCAATTATTTTTAGATATTGTTTCGCCGGACAATAAGACAACATACATTGTACAGGAAAAATATTTAATTAGTGCCGGACAAGAAGATTATAGATATGTGTCTAATGCATCTGGTATAGTTAAAATATTGTCAACACAAAGTTCTGCTAGACCTTATACACAATGGAATGATGGACAGTATTTTTATTTTTTAGATACGCAAACTGTAATGCAATATAGTGCATCTAATGTTACCAGCCCACTAAATGCATCTTTAGATTATAAAGTTTATGTTGGCCGAGACAAATTAAAATTTCAATATACACACAATGCTGATTATGATAGCCGTATTGATCCGGGTGCAAGTAATATCATGGATGTGTATATTTTAACAACTGATTATGATACACAATTTAGACAATGGTTAGCAGGAGCGAATGTAGCAGAACCGTTACCGCCAAGCAGTACTGAACTAAACAGTTTATTAAGTCCTGAATTGAATTTAATTAAATCTATTTCAGATGAAATTATCTATCATCCAGTGAGCTATTTGTTATTGTTTGGAAGTCAAGCTGATTTAAATTTACAAGCTACATTTAATGTAGTTAAAAATCCTGCAAGTACTGCCAGCGACAATGACGTTATTTCTAGAATTATTACAGCATTTAATAATTTCTTTGCATTAGAAAATTGGAATTTTGGTGACACATTTTATTTTACGGAATTATCTACATACGTGATTAATCAACTCACACCAGATATTACGAATTTTGTTATTGTTCCAAAACAAGGTAATTTATACTTTGGAGCATTATTTGAAATTAAATGTCCTAGCAATCAAATATTAATTAGTTGTGCAACTAGCGCAGACATTAATGTTGTATCAGGATTAACTAGTGATAATTCTCGAACAGTAACAGGCAGTGGCTTAACTTCTTTAGTATCAAGTCAAAACATAACAAGTGCAACCTTTGGAGTAACTAATGGCTAATAATAACAATCCATTAGGTAATACCGGTCTTACCGTAAATTTTCTTCCTAAATTTTATCAGTCAGACGCTAATAAAAAATTCTTACAAGCTACATTAGATCAATTATATCAACCTGGCAGTATTAAAAAAATTAATGGCTATGTAGGTAGAGAAAATGCAAAAAGTGCCACTGGCGCCGATGTTTATCTAACTGCGGCTGATGCTAGTAGACAAAATTACCAATTAGAACCGGCTATAACAGTAACAGATAAAATTGGTAATCAAACATTCTTTAAAGATTATATAGATTACATTAATCAAATTGGAACATTTGGCGGTAATACTAGCAATCACGCTCGATTAAACAAACAAGAATTTTACAGTTGGGATCCTCATATCGATTGGGATAAGTTTGTTAATTTTCAAAATTATTACTGGATGCCATACGGTCCTGACACTATTAAAATTGTAGGACAACAACAAGCTATTACAAGTACATATACTGTTACTGTTGAATCAGAATTAAGTAATAACGAGTATTTGTTTACACCTAACGGTTTTACACGTAATCCTGTATTAAAATTATACAGAGGACAAACATATACATTTGAAATTACAAGTCCGGGAAATCCTTTTAGTTTTAAAACAGCTAGAAGTCCAGGTAGTGATGATCGATATGTAACATCTAACATAGACAACTATGCAGTAGAAAATGGAACTATTACATTTAGTGTTCCATTAGATGCTCCAACTTTGTTATTTTACCAAAGTGAGTCAGATATTAATTTAGGTGGAGCAATTGAAGTTTTAGATATTACCGCCGATACTTACATAGATATAGCAAATGACATGCTAGGTAAAAAGCATTATAAGCTACCCGACGGTACTGCTCTAAGTAATGGAATGAAATTAGCTTTTGAAGGCAATGTTATTCCGGCAGAATATGCTGTAGGAGAATTTTATGTTGAAGGTGTTGGCGTTGCAATTAAATTAATTCCAACAACAATTTTAGAAGTTGTTAATCCTTACACTGAAGAAAAAACTATTCCTTTTGACAGCGACAAATTTGATAGTTTACCTTTTAGTGATGCTAGCGGATATGCTGGATCATCGGACTATATTGTTATTAACAGAACAAGCAATGATAGAAATAATTGGAGTCGATACAACCATTGGTTCCATAAAGATGTCATCGCTACTAGTTCAACCTATAACGGTAATCCTGTTGAATTAGATCAAACAGCAAGGGCTATTAGACCTATTATTGAATTTGATGCAGATTTAAAACTTGCTAACTATGGAACAACTGCAATCGATGATATCGATATCATCGATGATTATACTACAGATGCGTTTAGTACTATTGAAGGATTGTTTGCTTATAATGTTGACGGAGTAGCACTTGCAGAAGGTCAGCGCATTATTTTTACTGCCGATACTGATAGACTTGTAAAAAATAAAATATTTAAAGTTACATTTGTTGATGTATTACATTTAAGTAAAGGTAGCAGACAAATTCATTTAGTAGAAATTGCAGATCCAGTAGAGTATCAAGTAGCCACTGTTAAATTTGGTAACAAATATCAAGGCAAAACATTTTGGTATAACGGAACTTCGTGGATTAAAAGTCAGCAAAAACTTACAGTAAATCAAGCTCCGTTGTTTGATGTCGTAGACGAAAATGGTATAAGTTTTGGAGATTCTAGTGTTTATAACGGAACTACCTTTGTTGGAACTACATTGTTTTCTTATAAGACAGGAACAGGGTTATCTGATACTGCGTTAGGTTTTCCATTGAGTTATAGAAATATTAGTAATATTGGTGATATTGTTTTTAATTTTACCTTAGCAACTGATACTTTTCAATATAAACAAACTACAAGTCTTATAACACAAGCCATTAATGTTGGATATCTTGTAAGTCAGACTTATGCTGGAAAAACAATTTATGAAAACGGCTGGCAAACATGCACCGCACCTAATACACAAGCGGCAATTAGAATATATAAAAATTCTGGACAAACAAATAATTTTAATATTGATATTTTTGACGATGTTAGTAATTTGTTGGATCTAGTAGTAAGAGTTTATGTAAATGGAATCAGATTAAGTCCAACTTTATGGAAACTGGTTACAAATTCAGATTATGTTCAAGTACAACTTACAACTGATATTGCATTAACTGATGTATTAACTATAAGAGCATTTGCCGCACAACCTATAAACAGCAATGGTTATTATGAAATTCCAGTAAATTTACAAAATAATCCTTTGAATAATGTAATGGGAGATTTTACATTAGGTGAAGTTGCCGACCATGTAAATTCTATTGTTGATAATTTAGCTACTACTTTTGTAGGAACATTTCCAGGAGATAGTAATTTAAGAGATTTAGGAAATGTAACTCAGTACGGCACTAAATTTGTCCAACATAGCGGACCATTGAGTCTTGCAATTTATCATATTACCAATCAATCGAATAATATTGTACGTAGTCTAGAACAAGCACGAGATGATTATAATAGCTTTAAAAGAAATTTTATTAAAACTGCTAGCAATTTAGGTATTGATGGCGACCCAGTTGTTATTACAAATTTAATTTTACAAAAACTTAATAAAGATAAACCTAATACTTCCCCATATTATTTTAGTGATATGGCGCCTTATGGTGCTTGTGTGGTTACAAATCTCACAGTAGTTGATTATAGAATTAAACAATATCCGTTATCTAGTGTGTTTACATTAACAACTTTATCAAATAAAGCAGTTGGTGTATATTATAACGGTATACAGATGATTTATGGGCAAGATTATACATTTGATAATTCTGGTTTTATAGTTGTACAAGATTCATTTACGCTAAC